GGGGCAAGAAAAAAGACTAGTATTGGCAACAGCCCCCGCACAAAGCGAGGGAAACCCGGTCCACACGGGGGCAACAAGGGATATAAGAAGCGCTATCGCGGTCAAGGAAAGGGTTAGTAGGCACCCTCAACTATTTAAGTTGGGGGTTTCCTCATGAGAGTTAATGATTTAATAAAATGGAAGAGAGCATTAAACGAAATCAAGTTTAAGCACATCGAACTCGACTTGGTGAAAGAGACTTGTGATTCTCACGGACCACAGTTTCAAATGTTCTTGGAGGATTATTGTGCCAACAACGGCATAGACTTGCGAAAACTAAATGAAGAGAAGGCTGCTCGCACACCACCTAGTAAGAAAGAGGTTGTTCCAAAAAAGCGACGGCTACCCGAGAATACAGAAAAAGGTGGGCATATGGTTGTTTCGGAAAATCATTATACAGAAGACGCCCCACCCGTTAAGCCCATATTCGCAGAGAAAAAGGATGTAGATCAGATCGCCGTAGTGTTCAAGAATTTGTTTAAAAAACTTGCGATGTTTCTGCATCCAGATCGCTCAGCGGGCTTGACAGACGAGGAGAAACAGGATAGATTATCTATGTTCAAGGAGGCCAAGCAGGCTCTAGCAGACAAACGCTACTTCGTTCTCCTTGAGATGTCTGAAAAGTTTAATATAAGAATGCCTAAAAATTACAAACAACAAACTAGATGGATGAAAGCAAAGATAATACAACTTGACCAAGAGATACAGTCCCAGAAGCACACATACAACTATGTTTTTTCTGAGTGCGAGACTACAGAAGAAAAAGAGAGAATCGTTAAAAATTTTTTGAGGCAAATTTTCCAGATTTAGGAGGTAATGTGGAACATCTTATGAACTGCCACGGAGAATGGGCAGCACTTTTTACTTGCATATCTTCTCTTCCCATGATAAGATATTGGTATACAGCAAGAAACCACAAGGAGGTAACTTGATTACAGACATCGTTATTGGTCTCCAGCACGGAGATGAGGGCAAGGGAAAGGTGACCCACCACTTGCTAAAGAAGGGCGATTACACCCATTGCGTCAGGTTCAATGGAGGGTGTAACGCAGGTCACACCATCTATCACGAAGGAAAGAAGCTGGTTACCCACCACATTCCAGCGGGAGTGTTCTTCAACATAACATCTGTTATTGGTAACGGCTGCGTTATTGATCCTGTGAAGTTGTTTGAGGAAATTGAGTATCTTGAAGCGAATGGCATAAATGTGAGGGATAATCTCAAGATTGCCCATAACGCTCACATCATCACAGAACTACACAAGGCACAAGACGGCAAAGACGAAAAGATTGGCACCACCCGCACAGGCAATGGTCCTGCTTATCGCGACAAGTACAATCGCACTGGTATTAGGGCTTGCGACATCCCCGCTCTTGAACCTATGCTAGTAGACATTTACGAAGAACTTTCAGGCGATACAGTTATCCTGATGGAAGGGGCACAGGGCTTTTGGTTAGATCCTGATTGGGGCGACTATCCTTATGTGACCTCTTCGCATACTGGTGTCGCCGCTGCTATTCAAAACGGCATCAATCCACGCTCTATCCGCAACATTTGGGGCATTATCAAGGCTTACGAAACCTATGTTGGTAAGCGAAACTTTCAACCCGACGATCCAATCTTTGATAAGATTCAGGAGGTCGGTGGTGAGTTTGGCTCAACGACGGGACGAGTCCGCCAATGTAACTGGATTAACATTGAAGAAATCAGAAAGGCCATTCAAATGAATGGTGTAAATCGGCTTGTCGTTAACAAGATGGATGTTTTGCGGGAAGTCGGTGTGTGGGGAACAACTGACCGACGTATCCACGGAGAAAGACATTTCCGAGATTTCCTGAACGAAGAGTTTGGTCCGACAATAGGAATAGACAAGATCTATTTTTCCAATAACCCCCGAGACATTTGCGACTCAAATAAGCGCGCATTAACCGCTTGACAGCAGGCGATCACCCTGATATATTATAGGTATTGGAGGACAGATGCCGAAGAACTATGGCTACGCATGTATCAATATGCAGCTTTCAAATCCACAAGACTACGGTGGCAAAGCAAAAGATAGAATCACCACCAACAGGTCCATGATCAAAAGGACCTTTCAGGAGCGGGGGATCGAGTATGCGTCCTCCTTGTCCCTCCTAAACGTACTCGATCTTCAGAAGATCCTTGAGTGGAATGTAAAGCACGGCATCAAGTTTTTCCGTCTGTCCTCCAATATCTTTCCTTGGGCGTCAGAATATCAACTACACGACATGCCTGACTACGAGGCTATTTGGGATGCTTGCGATGCAGCAGGCAACTATGCCAAAGAGCACGGCATCCGTCTTACATCGCATCCTGGTCCTTTCAACAAGTTGGCTTCTCCCAAGGAAAATGTATTCCAGAACACCAAGCGTGATCTGGAGATCCATGGTGAGTTATTCGACATGCTCAATTTGCCCCGAGACCATTACGCAAAAATCAACATTCACGTCGGCGCGGCTTATGGAAACAAGCCTGTCGCACTAGATACATTTGTAAGAAACTTTGAGAGACTCCCAGAGTCCGTAACCTCTAGACTGACGGTAGAAAACGATGATCGCGAAAGCCTATACTCTACTAAAGAGCTTTATGATGGACTGCATCATCGCACTGGTATTCCTATTGTTTTTGATTATCATCATCACGGTTTCTGTACCGGGGGAATTACGGAGAAGCAGGCTTTGGAGATGGCTATCTCAACGTGGAAAGACATCAAGCCGGTAGTTCATTATTCAGAGTCTCGCGCTATCGAGTACAGGAATCCAAAGATTCGCCCGCACGCCCACTCTGACTATGTCAACGGACCCATCGACGACTACGGCTACGACCTCGATGTGATGATCGAAGCGAAGGCCAAAGAACTAGCCCTATTCGGGCTCCAAAAACTTGACGCCCAGCGCTTGACAGCAGCGGCGTGACCTGATATATTATAGACAGCCACAAGGAGGATAGCATGGCTACATCAACCGAAGAGAAGAAGCGTTACGTTCTGGAGTACCTCCGGTCGTTGAGCGCGATTGAAGAGGCTATGGAGCCCTACAAGGAGCAGAAGCGCGAACTGCGATCCGAGTTTCGCGAGCAAGGCTGGCTCAACACTGACGAGATTCGGGCGGCTGTGAAGGCTTACCGTCTGTTCAAGGGCAAAGTAAATATTGATGAGGTTTACGACAACTTCAAGATGCTTTCAGGCGAAGATGATACGGAGGAAGGATGATTATTGAGTTTTTCAAAATTCATTCTGATGCCACAACTCCAACCAGAGCAAACCCATCAGATGCCGGGCTTGACATTTATGCGAGATTGGATTACGACCGTATGTGGATTGATCCCGGTTCATCTGCGGTAGTTCCTACTGGCATCAAAGTGGGTGTCCCACACGGCTATATGCTTCAGGTGATGAATCGTTCTAGTGTAGCAGCGAAGAGGAGTTTGATTGTGGGCGCTCATGTTATTGATTCTGGATATGACGGAGAGATTTTCATCAATCTACACAACGTAGGAGAGCGTGTCCAGTCGGTTCGTAATGGCGACAAGATCGCCCAGTTGGTTATGATTCCGGTTGTGTCTTTCCGCCCAGTAGAGCGCCAAGAAGATTCACTTTACAGCGATGGTATCACTATTTCAAACAGAGGCGATGGAGCCCTAGGGAGCACAGGTGGATAAAACAACACGAGAAGTAATGTTTAGTTCAAAGTCTAATGAGTGGGCAACTCCACAATCATTTTTTGATAAACTAAACGAAATGTATGGACCCTTCACTCTCGACGCCGCCGCATCCGATAAGAATTACAAGGTCGATACATATCTAACAGCAGACGATGACGCGCTTTCTGCTGACTGGTCTGGAAACACAGTATTTCTAAACCCCCCTTATGGACGCGGACTAAAAGAATGGATCCGCAAGTCTTATCAAGAGGGACAAAAGCAAGATACAACGGTGGTTATGCTTATCCCCGCTCGCACCGACACAAAGTATTGGCACGACTATGTAATGAAGGCAGACGAGATTCGATTTGTTCGTGGCCGTATCAAGTTTGGCGATGAGACGAATAGCGCACCATTCCCATCAGCGGTGGTGGTTTTTCGCAGAACAAACTTCAACGGACCACGTATCACCGGAATGGAGCGCCCGTGAATAGAGCACAACGTCGGCGGCTAAAAAAGAAGAATAAAGGAAACGAAGTTCTCGCAGAAAAAATTTCCTCATTCAGCCACAGACCAGACGCATGTTCCGCCTGCTCGGCACCATTTGATGCAAAGTCAAAGGAACACGCACAAACTTGGCGGGTAGTAGTACACGAAAAACCAACTCGTGTATCCTTGTTCTGCCCCCAATGTATTGAGAAAGCAAAGGAGATTATAGATGAGCACTCAAGCACAAAACAATGATTTATTCAATCTAAGCGACATAAGCGACCCCGCAACTGTAGAAGATGTCGCCACCGAAATACTAAACAAACTCAAGATCGAGTCGCAAGCTCTAGAAGGTCTTGCCCGTCGCGAAGCAGTAAATCATCCCCCACATTACAATCAAGGAAAAATCGAAGTAATCGACGCCATTGAGGACTGGGGACTTGACTTCAACGCTGGCAATGTGGTAAAATATGTTGCGAGACATAGACACAAAGACGAGCCGATAGAAGACCTAAAGAAGGCTCGCTGGTATCTTGACCGTCTTATTGAAGGATATGAAAATGGCAGTAACAAGAATCAATAGAAGGAACCTCCTTCAAATTCTTGAAGGAAAGGTAAAAGACCCTCACGAAGTCGTTATCAAGTTCTATGGCTCTAATTGCCATCTATGCCACGCTCTAAAAGATCAGTTTGTGGAAATTTCTGACGAATATGACGACCTAATCTTCTATGCTTTCAATATGGAGAGTGGGGCTGGATTAGAGAAAAAATATGGCTTTCAAGGTATTCCATCTATCTGCTATGTTAGAACTGGTGGACTAAAGCCTGTGGTTCGTTTTATGGAAGAACCTAAAAAGCCCCATAAGGAAACTTGGTATCACCCAACAGGTATCAGGGTCTTCATAAACAATAACAGGAGTTAAATTGGAACTATCAATAACATATGACGATGTCCTAATACTTCCACAGTATTCAGACATTCGTTCAAGATCAGAGATTGATATCTCAACTGATCTAACAAATAGACTAAAACTGTCGCTTCCGATCATATCTTCTCCGATGGATACCGTTACAGAAGACTATATGTCTGTTGCTATGCACAATGCAGGTGGCACAGGCATTATCCATCGCTATAACACTATCGAAGAACAAGCCAACATAGTTGGCCGTGCCTTTGCTAGAGGAGCCACCAATATTGGCGTTGCAGTTGGGGTATCGGATGACTTTGTTGAAAGATCCGAGGCTTGTTTAGAACAAGGGGCCAAGTTTATTTGCGTTGATGTGGCTCACGGACATCACATCTTGATGAAAGAAGCCCTAGCATCACTTCGTCTTACATTAGGCGACGATGTTCATATTATGGCTGGAAATGTCGCCACACTTAACGGGATCAACGATCTTGCTGACTGGGGAGCCAATTCGGTTCGTTGTAACATTGGTGGAGGTTCTATTTGCTCTACCAGGGTTCAAACAGGACACGGATGCCCTGGACTACACACAGTCTCTATGTGTGCGAGAACAGACCGAGATGTTGCTGTCATCGCTGATGGTGGTATTCGCAACTCTGGAGACATTGTTAAGGCTCTTGCTGCTGGCGCAGATGCCGTAATGTTGGGCTCCCTTCTATCAGGAACCAAAGAAACGCCAGGAGAGGTATTTACACATGCAGACGGAAGAAAATACAAAACTTATCGTGGAATGGCTTCAAAGGAAGCACAAGTTGAATGGCGTGGAAAGTATTCCTCTTTTGAAGGTGTTTCTTCGACCATCCCGTACAGAGGAAAGGTCAAAAATGTGCTCGGAGACCTCGAACGCGGAGTAAGATCTGGTTTTTCTTATAGTGGGGCTCGTTCTCTAAAAGAAATGCGCTCTAAGGCTATCTGGGTTCGTCAGAGTGTTGCTAGTTTAGGCGAGAGCAGGACGCATATTACTACTCGGAAGTGGTAATGTCCGACAAGCCTTATTTATACGGCGAAGAGCTTAAATCAATACGCTTTTTGATCTCCGATGATGATCATGCTCGTTTCATAGTAAGACTGCGCCATCATAATATAAAGCACGCTGCTCCATTCTTTAGGGCTATGATGGATGCCGTCATCGAGGGTGATGAGACAATCGCGCCTTTTCTTGAGAAGTATGTGATAGAACACAAACTCCTTAGTCGAAAGCGTTTTACTGACTCTCTTAAACTAAAGAAGAAGGGTAAGCAAACTATGGAAGATTTCGGTCTTCTTGATGATGCTGAAAAAGAAGAACTATTCGATTTAATCGCAAAGGAGTTTCCAGAACTATGAAAGATGGACTATTAGAGTGCTCAAGATTTTGTCTTAAAAACAAAGAATGTTGCGAGGCACAAAGTTGCAAATATCATATAGAATATGAAAGGGAGTTCAACTGCTCTTTGATCTCGATTTATGAGAATGGGGCTATGTCTTTGCGAGAAGTCGCTGAAAGAATGGGGCTTTCTTTCGCTAGGATTAAACAAATAGAGTCCAAGGCACTACTTAAGATAAGAAAAAGGTTTCCTGATGGTGGAATTTTCTAAACTATTGGTGCCTTTTACACTATTTACTTTGAGTTTTTAAGGAGAACTAAATAAAATGGCTCGTAAAACACTATTAACAGAAGCAGAGATTCGCCAGTTCATGAAATTGGCCAACATTAATCCCCTACAGGAAATGGGGTATGATATGCCCGGTATGCGCGACGAGGACGAAGACGAGAAGGTCGAAGAGTCCGAGGAGCCTGCTGGCGACACTCTTCAGGAAGAAGAGGAAGAAGAAATGGAAATGGATGCTCCCGCACCCGAAGGCGCCGAAATGGAAATGGACGCCGAACTTGGTGGCGAGGAAGAGGTGGTAGATATGGAACCCGTGGATGACATGGGGATGGAAGCAGAAGGTGGCGACAAGGAAGATGCTGTAATGGCTATCCTTGATGCCCTAAAGGATCTAGTCGGAGACGAAGTGGATCTTGATGTTTCCGTAGGTGACGAAGCAGAAGATCTAGGGGGTGAAGTTGAGGCCGAAGAAGGTGGTGATCTAGAAATGACCGAAGCCGCTCCCGAGGCAGAAATGGACATGGAACCCGCTCTTGAAGAAGAAGCGGAGCCCGCTCTTGAAGAAGAGATGGATCAAGATGAGATAGTGCAAGAAGTTGCACGTAGAGTCGCAGCCCGCTTGCTCCGTGAAAAGAAGACAGAAGATGTGGCGAACAAGTTAGCCGAACGCATTTTCCGTAGACTTGCCTCAAAATAATAACTTGACAACGTTCTCCTGAGTCGTTATAATAGTCATCTAGGGTCACTCCTACGATGACTATTTTTTTGGAGGATAAATGACTTGGACTATTATTGCGGCGATTGGTTCGTTTGCGCTTGGTTACCTAACTTGTAGTATTTTCTACTTCGTTAGAAGTTCCCAAACATCCTTGGTAATCTTGAAGATGTCTCAAATCATCTACTTGAGTATCTTGATGAAGTGTATTGAAGATTGGTATTTTTCTCATACTACCAAGTTGGATGCTTTGCGTAAAAGTGGCGTAAGTTATCAGGATCAGGCATATATTAAGATCAAAAAAGATCATGATAATAGCCTTGCGGCTTTCAAGGACAGGTCGATAAAGTTTCTGATTGAGAGCCACCCGGGACTATTTAAAGAAGCCATAGACTTTAACGACTGGCGAGGAGCGATGAGATTTCTAGAGAAGAATAAAGAAATGGCTATTTTATTTAACAAAGGAATTAACCAATGATGAAGAAGATTCTATCAAAGATTTTAGATTTAGTTCTCGGACAGAAGGGAGAAGGTCCACCACCCACCGATGGGGAACCTCCACAGAAGCCATCCAAGGGCGTTACCTTGGAGCAAATACTTGGCGCAGCAGCCATGGAGGCTCCCAAGGAGCCAGATTTGCGAGTTATCGGACTTTACTCTGATGTGAACGATGAGAAGATTGCTGAACTTACACAGGCTCTTCTTTATCTCTCAGAACTCAACCGCTTGCGCCCAGCAAAGCAAGAAGCAAAGCCAATCGAGTTCTATATTAACACCTATGGTGGTTCTGCTGATGATATGTTTGCTCTCTATGATGTTATGCAAACCGTGAAAGAAGAAACCGAAATTCACACTATCGGTGTTGGCAAGGTTATGTCCGCCGGCACCCTACTCCTCGCAGCAGGAACTAAGGGTAAGCGCAAGATTGGTCGCAACTGCCGCGTAATGATTCACAATGTCGCAGCAGGAACTTTTGGGAACCTTCCCAACTTGGCCAACGAACTAGAAGCCATCCAGCAGTTGCAAGATGACTACATTTCTGCTATGGTAGAACACACCAAGTTTACTCGAAAGAAGTTGGAGAAACTACTTAATGAAAAGGTGAACATATATCTTGACGCGGACGAAGCGGTCAAATATGGGCTTGCCGATGAGATAATGTGAGGTTATATTATGTCTGATACGTTGTTAATGCTTCTCGAAATGATGGAGGAGGCTTTGGAAGAGCAGGATTATAGTAAAAATCTTAAAATGGCTCTAGATGCGATCAAAACTGAATCAGAAAACATGGGCTTCACTTATGAGGTTTTTGGCAAAAACAAGATTAGAATTAGAGCAGAAAATAGAGAGGCTGTGATGGCCGAAATGGAGCCCATTCTTTCGCGCTTTGGCTTCCAGCATCACGAAGACGGAAGTAGTCTCGGTAGACTACAACTCAAGACGCCTGGAAGCCGAGACAACGTGTATGTTGTCTTTAAGCAGCCTGTTGGTGCAAACCCAGCCACTTTTGGCAATCAAGCAGAGCAAAAAATCGCTGATAGATTTAGTGAACTGTCGGGTGGTAAAGTAAAGGCTACTGCTGCCGGCGCAGGTCATGGTTCAGACATAGAGGTGATCGGACCCACCGGCACCTTGACAATAGAAAACAAAACTTCTTTGGGTGCTGATTTCGGTCAATTCCGACTCAGATATAATATGGAAACAGGACAATGGACCCCGTCCCCCACTAAGGGTTTTCAAAAAAATCAACATATTTTCTTGCCAATCTATACAAAGTATGCTAAAGATTATGTAGATAGGAATTACGTGTTACAACTACCAGAAAAAATAGAAGAGATTAAAGAAATATACAATGTTTCGGATTCAAAATATATTACCGGATTAAAAAGAGGACCACAGACCGCAGAAAGAAAAAGGGCTTTGGAGAAATCTTGGTTCAATGGGAAGACAGGAGCTTTTCATGATTTCCCCTTTTCCGAAATTTCCAGCTACTATGCCGACAAAAACGATAGATTTATAAATGTAGGCAGAAAAGGACTATTCGCTTTGAATCCAATTGATGCGAAAGACTTTGGTATACAAGAATTTGCAAATACTGAACTGGTTCCAAGTGTTAGGTTGAGGCTGAAGCCGTCATCTGGTGCAAATAGCAGCACCGGATTCATAGTAGCAATCAAAGTAAAAGGCAGGTTGGACAAAAGCAATATTAGCCTCAACAACGATCAAGATATACTAAAATTAATTAACCTAATCAGCTAACGGAGGAAACTTGAAATCACCACTACGTTATCCCGGCGGCAAAACACGCGCAATAAAGCACCTACTCCCCCACATTCCAGAGGGAGACATTTGTTCCCCATTCTTGGGCGGCGGGTCATTAGAATTGGTGCTCTCAAAAGATAGAAAGGTCTATGCTTACGATGCCTTCTATCCTCTTTACAACTTTTGGAACTGCCTGCTCACAGATAAACAAAAGTTAGTGGAGAATGTTCGCAAGATACATCCTATTGAAAAGAACGACTTTAAGCATCTCCGTGAGATTCTAATCTCTTTTAAGCCTGGGGTTCCAAAAAGTTGCTTTACTGCGGCTGCTTATTTTGCAGTTAATCGATCTTCGTTCTCTGGCGCAACACTTTCTGGTGGGTTCTCACAGCAAGCAGCCGATGGCCGCTTTAACGAGAACAGCATCAAAAGACTTGAGAATTTCAGCGCACCCAACCTAAAAGTAGGCTTTGAGAGCTTCGAGGAGTCCATTCCTCGCCACGAAAAAGAGTTCCTGTATCTTGACCCTCCTTATTTTTTGGAAGCCAAGAGCAGGCTGTATGGAAAGAATGGAGATATGCACGAAGGTTTTGATCATAAATTATTACATTCCCTCTTGACAAGTCGCAAAAACTGGTTATTATGTTATAACGATTGCGAGTTTATACGAGCACACTACAGCGACTATGAAATCATACCTGCTAAATGGGCTTACGGAATGAACAAGAGCAAAGAATCAAACGAAGTATTCATCATTTCACGAGGTTAAAATGACAAACAAAATGGTCTTCGCCAATAACGAAGAACTACGACAGAAAATCCTAAATGGGGCAAACACCCTTGCAGACTTTGTTTCTTCTACCCTTGGGCCAAAGGGCAGGACTGTTTTGCTTAAGGAGAAGGACAAGCCTGCTTTTGCAACCAAGGATGGAGTCACGTGCGCCCAATTTGTCCAACTTGACGATCCCTTTGAGGATGCAGGCGCCCAAGTTATTCGCCAAGCAGCAAACGAGACAAACACGAGTGCTGGCGATGGAACCACAACGGCTACCGTTCTTGCGAGAGCAATCCTAAACGAAGCACAACGACATATCGTTGCTGGTGTTTCGCCTATTGAACTACAGAGAGGTATTGATGCAACAGTCACAGAGATTTGTAGAAATCTCACAGAAATGGCTCGACCTGTCAACAGCATTGACGATATCAAGCACATCGCCACTATTTCAGCGAACAATGACTCTGCCATTGGCGATCTTATTGCTCTGGCTGTGGATAAAGTTGGTCAAGATGGGTCTATAACGATCGAGGAGTCTCGGTCACTAGACACTTCTATTGATGTTATGGAGGGCTTCCGCTTTCCCGCTGGCTATTGTGCGTCGGCTTTTGTGAACGATGAGCGCAGAAACATTATGACCCACGAACAGCCTCTTGTGATGGTTACAGACTACAAGATTACACAGGTAGAACAGATCCTTCCTATCCTTGAGTTGGTCGCACGAGAGGCACGCCCACTTGTTATCGTAGCAGAAGACCTTGAAGGGCAGGCACTTGCTGCTATGATTATGAACGCTATGCGTGGCTCTTTGAAGATCGCTGGTATCAAGGCTCCGTTCTATGGAGAGGAACGCAGGCAGATGCTTTCGGATCTTGCCCTATCAACTGGCGCAACTTTTATCACCAGAGAATCAGGGCAAAAACTACAAAGCGTAACTCTTTCTGATTTGGGTTCGGCCAAGTCTATTGAGAGCACCAAAGTTGGAACCATCCTCGTCGGTGGCAACTGCGACTATGAAGCCGTAGAGACTCGTATCGAGAGCCTAAAAGCAGAAATAGAAAACACAGAAGACTTTGGGACTTGCGAACGCATCCAAGGTAGGATCGTGCGTCTTTCTTCTGGCGTTGCGGTTGTTCATGTTGGAGGAGCAACTCAAGTCGAGATGACTGAAAAGAAACATCGTATTGAGGATGCTTTGGAAGCCGTGCGCTCCGCACAAGAAGAAGGCGTCATTGGTGGCGGTGGCACCGCTTTGTTGCGTGCAAGCCATTCAGCCGAAATCACCCTAGAGCACAGCGAACAAAAGATTGGTATAGATATTGTTCGTCGCGCTTGTGAGGCACCATTCCGTCAAATGTGCAGAAACGGAGGCAAGAGCGAAGACCTACTTCTAAACCATGTTTTAACGCAAGAGGAAGGCATGGGCTATGATTTCCGTGCTGGCGACTTGACAAACCTATATGACCGTGGTATATTAGATCCAGTGAGGGTAACAAAGTCTGCCTTAAAGAACGCAGCGTCTTGTGCAGGCACCCTCATAACAACCAACTATGGGATTATCCAGATAAAATGACGAAGGGAGAATTAGTCCACATACCGCAGGATACTCTTTTATTAGATTGCACTAACGATCGCAAAACAATGCCAAAGAGTTATCTAAAGACAGAGAAGCCATCTAAGGCTTTGTTTTGGGAAGTGGATGCAAGTAACCCAAAGTGGTGTTGCGTCTTTTATAAAAGCCGCATCTGGACAGTGCGAAAGAAAGACATTTATCCATTAATCGAGGAGAAGGAAAATGCTAGTTAAGTTGACAGAAGTGTGTGGAACAGGTGCTGCGACTACTGGTCGTAAGTATTCTCTACGAGAAGTGTTTGTGAATCCAGAGCACGTTGTTTTAGTGAGAGAAGAACATCAAATCAGAAACCTTAACGAACAGGGGCTTATCACCGAAGGCTTAGATAAGGAGCATCGTTTCTCTAAGGTGGTTATTGACAAGGGAACAACCGGTTCAGAGATTGTTGTGATTGGTGATCCGCCTGCTATCGAAAGAGCACTAAACTCTCGTAGTTATGTGCTGAAGGGCTAAAAATGGGACAACGAGTAAACATCCAGTATTCTGTGGATTTGGAAGAACTACAAGGTGAAGTTAACAGACTTTTTGATAAGACAACCACAGAGCTTATTTCATTGGGCTCTGGATGGGGAACACATGAATTTGTCCCCATGGATGTTGCTGGCGCTGAAATGATTGACAATATACGCCAACGGCTTACACGCTTGGACATTATGCTTGGAGATATCCAAAACATTGTTCAGGGATATATTCGTTTCAGGGCAACCCCTACAACAAACGAAGTCCAAAAAGCCGAAATTCCCTCACCACCCTCACAAGAGACTGAGAGTCTAGAAGATAGTATTGCTCGCTTTAAGGAATTGATAAATGAGAAGCCCGATCAAGAATCTGAAAAACTCAACGAATAGTTTGGCTGTTTTAAGAGAACTTATCCCAAAAGGCTCTGTTGTAGAGTCTTATCCTTTTTACGATGGTAATGTGGAATTTACTCTCAGTCAGAGTGACAGGTTTTTAATCGGAACTACTGATAGTCCGGTGGTTTTTGAGTTTTGGAAATTTGTTATGGATGACCCAAGGCGTGTTTCGCTGATCGCAGACAAGCTGTTTTCCATCGTAGAAGAAAATACATTTGACATTCTCAGAAAAAAGTGGTTTACTTATAAAGATCCTTATACTCGGTCAGCCTTGTTTTTTCTTTTGAATCGGTGCTCTGAGATTGGAATGATTTCTCATGGAGACATGAATACTAAAAATTATAATCCGTTAGCAATAAATGCTTTAAGAACCTTTGAAATCTCAAACTTTCATCTTAACTTTTTAAAAGAAAAAACAATCTTTGATCAAACTAGCGGAGAGATAAATCTATTTATACCTGGAAACTATTGCTATGATGTGTTATCGACTATGCCGCCTATTGGTATAGAAGAAAGTCACTTCAAGCATGTAAAGACACTAAAGCACTTTACAAAAGAAAAGAGCATTTTTGTCTATCAGTTTCATAAGGCGTTGCTTAACAACAGAAATTATGATAAAATTCTTATAGATCAATACGGGAAAAGAACAAACGACCACGCTTCTGCAAAGGAAATAATCCTCCATAATGTACGATAAACTAGCAATCGCAACCGCTTTGTTTGTTTTGGGGCAGATTATTACTTGGTTTAGTTCTTATTCGCAGTTCGTATGGCAATGGGCAGCAGACAGACCAATCACAATAGCAGCCTTGACTGCTATTCCTGCTGCTCTCTGCTTTATCTATGGACTCAAGTATGCTTTTGTTTTCTTTGATAGTGGTTGGGGGCCAAGATTCTACATTTTCTCTCTTTCTTTTATTGTTATGCCGGTTTTGTTCTGGTATTTTATGAACGAAAACTTTTTTACAGTCAAAAATATGATATCAGTTCTACTCGCAACTGCTATCATCTACATTCAAATGAGGTTTAAATGAGAAAAGTACACAAGAAATGGGGACACGAATTAATTTGGGCTGAAACCGATGGTTATGTCGGCAAGCTATTGCACATCAACGCAGGACATAGGTTATCGCTTCAATATCACGAGATCAAAGAGGAGACTGTTTATGTACTCTCTGGGATCCTTTATGTTTACGATGGAGAAGGCAACATCACAAAGCTGTCACCCGGTCAGTCCTTTCACGTTAAGCCAAAACAGATACATCGCTTTGGTGCGAACGAAAGTGCTGTGGAGGTTATGGAAGTTAGTACCCCACATCTTGAGGATGTTGTGAGATTAGAGGACGACTACGGCAGAAAATAGAAAAAAGAAAACTATTTATTGGGTAATGGGAGAATATAATGTCGTTTGCTACTGATAAATGGTTTCGCCACGTCCGCGAAGAACTGCTAACCGAGGGTCTTGGAGACATAGGACTTAGCGAAGATAATGTAAACAGGATTAGAATGGAACTCCCCGACGCCAGCGAGAAAGGTCGCGTATGGGTCGGGAACGCTCTAAAAGACTACGGAACTCGGACCACCCACGGTCCCAGAATTACACTAAGAGCCCAAATTCGGGAAGACTACAAAGACATCGAGGAAGCCTACAAAGACAAGTTCCAAAAAGGCGACTTCAACATCCTAACGCAATATATGAAGGTCATTAGCGGACAGCCAATCAAGAAATGGCCGAAAGCCAAAAAGTCCTTCATCAAAAACTCCCGCAAGTTAGGCGTCAGCGATGCGATTATAAACACCGTCACGCTTTTTGTTGATGAGGTGGAGGGCAAAGTTTTTAGTGAGTTTGCGAGTAGATTACAAAGTATATTTGTTACTCTCAACCAGAATCCCAACAACTACGAGATAATAAAGGACTATCCCCCCACTGCATGGGACGAGGCAGAAGAGGAGTGTTTTCATTTTCAACAAAATCAAGAAGATCCAGACGACATCCTTCATACATTTGAGGACGGCTCCTATTGGTATGATCTTAATACATCCAACTGCAAGTACGAGGGCGAAAGGATGGGGCATTGTGGGAGAGACAACCGAGGCGGGCTCTATTCTCTTCGCAAGAGAGGCAAGGGCAAAAAAGAATCTAAGTCCTATGTAACCATATCCTATAACGCCTACGAAAGCACCATTTACCAGATCAAAGGTCGCTCCAACACTTGCCCACCAGAAGAGATGTGGCCACACATCGAGTGGTTTATTGAAGAGATGCACGCCACCAAACTTGAAGAGACTGGCGAGTATTCATCCGAAGAAGACGAGTTTCAGGTAATGGGTCAGCACCTCGCAGATGCCACAGGAATAGAGTTTGAAGGCGGTATTGATGCAAGAACGAACGAGTTGCGTGACGAGTGCGAATCATATTTGGATACCTTCCAACGAGAATACTCCGATCAGGCTGTCCGTAGCGGCTTGGATGTTGATGCTGACGACTTCGGGGCTGGGCTCCAACCCTATTGGTCAGATAGACTCGAAGAAATTTGTGTGGAACTCCCATTTCAGTTTTTAAATAAAGAATCTTTGGGCTACGGAGTAATAGAGGAAGAAATAATTGAGGAGATACAAGAGGCTATAGACTCTGAAGATCGAAAAGATCTCTTTCAAATGCGCTGGTCGGATCAACCCGAGTTGTTCTTTACAAAAGCAAATAGTTATGAGGACGCCATAAGAAAGTCAAACAATCATTATGGCAACACAGAGTCAGGCGCCGTCGCCGAAGGAGAGAACACTTACTTGGTCCTTATGAGCCTCGATAGCAGTATGACCGAATGGTTTAACGATAACAATGGCGACAACTATTCAAGCGATGGTTATTCATCTTTTCTAGAAGGAATAGAAGAACTTATAGAAGATGTTGACGATGCGCTGGATGAGATCGAAGGGGTCTTGGTCAAAGCAGGCTTGGTAGCAAAACCAAAAATCAAGGGCTATGTTGAAAAGGTCGAAGGAGAATTCAACAACTTCCAAATAAGCACATACAAAGCCAAACGAGGAGAGTATAGCATCATCGCCACGGGCATTGCTATCAAGACAACCCAAGACGAAATGGATACTCTTCTTGGACCAGTCTCATTTGTGGAGACTTTCACAGCGAAGGATGGGTATAAAACGAGTTCAGGTTATTATACAAGCCCCCTGTTCAAGGCAGATGTGATAGACGAGTTGTCTAGCCATCAAGCACAAGCAGTAAAGTTTGCTAAAAGCCAGATGAAGTTAAACTACGGAGAACAATACGAAGAAAAGATTGAAAACTTTTGGGATAAAATGTCAGAAAACAACAAACTCTTTTACGACTCGATTTTCATTGGCTTTGGGATCAAGCGCGGCTCAAAGGGATCTCGGACACCCCGCCCCGGTTCCGTAATAGATTCAGAAAACTATTTCAGTTATAAAATGGAAGTTATCTTAAATGAAAAAACATTACCATTTTATGGTCCATTTTTGGAATACTACGACAACAACTTTCAACTAGTTATTGACGCATTTGACGATGCGATCAGAGAGCAGATCCGACGGGCTGTCAGGAAGTTTAAGAAGGAGACTGGTAACGACACAAACCTTCCGCTTCAAGAAGTTGAGAGCCCATTTGATGTAAGGGTCTATGAAATAGACTTTGTTATGTCCTACCCTCTTGGCCAAGGTTTTGAAATCACCGACATTCACAACATCATTCGTGCTATTCCCGATGTTACAACCATCAGAAGCATTGGTCACGCCAAGAGAACTCAAGGCAACAGGACCGCTTCACTTCAACATTTGAAGTTTGCTCTACAAGGGCAAAGAAGCAGAATGGATTGGGTCCAGCAGATCCTATTACCACAGATCCGCAAGATCGATAATCGTATTAGGATTCACAAAGTTGAGCGTGCCGAGTTGGTTTCTTCAAGCAAGAGCCTCCGCGAAAATTGGTCCACACCCTACCAGCGCCAAGCGCCCGCTATGGTTACTCCCCGAGCAACCATCAGGCAAACTTTGGAAGATTGGGTCCAGGGTGGCGTGATGTACGATAGTCCCATGCACACCAATCTTTCAAGTTATCATGTGATGGTTCCAGTAGAAGAACTGGAGCCCTATATGAGCCGCCAAGCAAGGAAGCACGGACACCACTTTGATGCTGGTTACGAAAACTTTATTGCTAATGGTCCCGTGCAACCTATTTACTTGGCGATAGGAAAAAATGGGAGAGTGAAAATCACAGGCAATGAAGATGATTTACGCTATGCTTTGAAAGCAGGAGTAAAGGAAGTTCCAGTATTCTTTTCTTATCAAAGGCAGGTTTAAAATATGAAAATACTCAAATCAGTGCTGAAATATCTGACTATTGGGATCATCTTCGGCTTATGGTTTGGCGTATTTCTCTTCTCAACCCCTGAACATACTCCAGATTACAAAGAGGTAAAATCCTCAAGTTATACAATCTCGGAGAAAAAGGCAGTCCGGCAGTCCGTAAACTCTGTTGTGGCCGTTTTTTCGATCTCGGATGATTCATCGCAGTTGTCCACCCTATCTGGAACTTATTTTGAGTTCAACGGCGAGTATTATGTTTTAACTTCTGCTCACGGTATCCTTGGCGACTGTACGCGGATTGTGGCGTCACACTTGGACGAACAATCATCGTGTGAAGAGATAAAGGTTATTAACCGAGAAGTAGATTACGCCATCTTTAAAGTTGAAAAGATGGAATCAAGAGAGCCCCTAAAATTAAGGAACGCTCTGCCAAGTGCGAGAAAGAGTTACAAACTTCTTGACAAAGTTTATTATACAGGTTATCCTAATAGCATAGGTCCGACAACTTGGTCTGGTACTATTGCTGGAGCAAGTGGGGACTATTTGATACTGCAATCTTATGCGTGGTCTGGTTCATCTGGTTCAGGTGTTTTCGATGAAAGGGGAAAACTGATAGGAATAGTGATGGCTCTTGATGTCGGTATGACACCAATGGGTCCACAGATATTAGAAAACTTTGTTGTTGTTATCCCCATCTGGAAAGTAGACTGGCTCGCAGCATTTACGGAGTAAAAGATGAGTAAGAAAAAGGAATGTCCCTTTGAAGCACTCAAGGGAAAGTTAGAAAATATTGATGTAGGACTGGAGAAACTTAAGGAAAACTTGGAGACTCTTCAAAAAGACTTTGAAGAAGAGTGCGCCGATGAAAAAGAATCTGAAAAATGTCTCCAGCGCGCACTTGATGCTTATTTTGTGGAAGAACTTTTAAAACAAAAGCCAGTAGGAGAAGCATAATGTCGGAAACATCAGAGGCTATAAGCACAGAGGTCGAAGACCTCAAGCCTAAAAAGATTACCAACAAAGCACCACAAGGTATAACAACCTTCACGGTTTGTCGCCAAAACGATGAGACGGGCATTTCTGGCGAGGGTGTTGTGATAGAGGGTTGCTTGTTTGCTACCGGTCACACCATTATTCATTGGCTCACCCCGAGTCCACGCGGAAGCATTGCTTTCTTTGATAATTTTGACGACTTCATCAAGATTCACGTTAGTTCTCATCCAACAAACGGAACAATTATTACCTACGATGATGGCCGACAAACTATTTATACTGCAACCGGCGAGGTAAAGAAAAATGAAAAAACAGAAGAAAGTGGATCAGCGTAAGAGCCCCGAACCCTCTCAGATAACCGGCAACGCCGCCCAGCGCGCTTACCGCTCATCACGTCGAGAAGCCAGCAAAATGTTCACAACTGGCGGATTAAAAAACAAAGGTTCTGGTAGCCCTTACACGAAAAACATCAAACCATTTGGAACCGACAAGTATCGCTTTGAGGAAGTATTGGAGGTTGATCCCGAAGGCTTCCCCATCAATGATGAGTTGGAGCCACAAGTGTGGAGAGATGACAGCCTAAAGCCAATGATCTCAAAACGCCTAATGAAGATAGCAGAAGACTTTGTTGCTGGACTCCCTTTTCCTGTAACCATCAAAGACGTTAGGTTCACAGGATCCCTCGCAAACTATAACTGGTCCGAGTATTCCGACATAGACCTCCACATCGTCGTGGACTTTACCGAGTTAGACGACAACAAGGATTTGGTCAAGGAGATGTTTGATGCCAAGCGTTTGCGCTGGAACGAGAAACACGACATAAAGATCAAGGGCTATGAGGTTGAGTTATATGTGGAAGACGAGGGCGAGGAGCACTCTTCTTCTGGTATCTACTCTTTGATGGATGACGAATGGGTTAAACATCCAGAGCAGATAGATATGACGATAGACTTGGACACAGCAAAGAAGAAAGCATCGGATATTGAGCAGCAAATAGCCTCTCTGGACGCTCTATACGAGCGAGGCGAGTTTGAAAAAGTTATACGACACGTAGACCGCATAAAAAATAAGATACGCTCTATGAGGCAAGCAGGACTTGACACAGAAGAAATGGAATTCAGTCCAGAAAATATTGCCTTCAAACTCTTGCGTAGAAACGATCTTCTTGATACACTAACCAAGTTGAAATATAAAGCATACGATCAATCTATGACCCTGGATGACTGATGGAGTTTTACGAGATAACCGAGGATGCTTTCCCGCACCCCGGCGAATACATTCTTTATGTGCCAGCGCAAGCCATCGTGCTTTGCGGTGCTTACACGGGCGATCGTATCAAGGCACTCCAGAACGGAAAAGTGATTGAGGATAAAGTCGAAAACTTTATGAAGATCAAGATCGGAAGAAAAGAAAAGAAAAAGAAGTTTTTTTCCAAATGTAAAGCGTGTGGCTCTTGACCAAGATTTATACTTATTGTTTGTTTGATGGCGACGACACCTTCCACGGTGTCTATTCGTCGTTGGCCGCCGTCTATCGTGATGCGATCAAACTCGCAAACCGAGGTCAAAGCAGGGTAATGCTCCGCACAGAGGATGGATGGATAGAGCCCACCTTGACAACACTCCGCAACGTGTTATATTCTAAGTGTGACGTGATCGTGCTGCTCCAGAGCGGACGGCACCGAGCGAAGATTTTGAAAACACGACTAAAGGAGTGACCGTGACCGACAACGACCATTACGCATTTATTGAAATGCACGAAGACCTTGAATGTGAGAACCCATTTGACGAAGACCTGACATGGTGGTGGGATTACGATATTGACAACGAGCCCCACCAGGATTAAGATAATGTATATGATCTATGGCGTCACAGACTGCCCGCATTGTCTACGCGCGCAAGCCTTGTGTATGGACAAGGGCGTTGAGTATGTTTGGGTCAATATGGATTGGTCCAAACAATACCGCGAATACATCAAGGGTAGTTGGAGATGGAAGACCTATCCAATCATTACAAAAATGTATTTTGACGAAGATGGTCCAGAGGAATTCATCGTCGGAGGCTTTGACGAACTTGAACAAAGGCTGCTTTCAGACGAAGAATAACATACTTACTATGTGCAAGAGATTTTCCCAGGTGATTTGGTCAAATGGATCGTAGACTATAAGGTTTTTGAAGCAGACGAGGACGGCGAAATATTTCCAGTAGATGCCGTTTGGGCTTACGGCATAGTGATAGAGGCTTCGGAAGTGGACCCTCATTGTGTTGTGATAGTTAGACTGGATACGAAAACACATCAAATTTTACACATGATACACGACGGCTTTGTTGTGGTCAGCAAAGCGAGGGAATAAAATGTCAAACATTAAAAAAGGAGACTTGGTTCATCTTTTTCGTAGAAGAGTTCCGGGTATGGGAATAGTGTTGGACAGGGTTGAAGATGTCAATGACTATGCTGATTTTGATTTATCAGAAGCATTTTTGAAAATCTTTGATAGGAATCACCCAGAGTATTTCCTAAGAGATGTGCCCGATAAAATGGTTTTCCGATGGCAGCACGAAAGTAGTTTAATCCAAGATATAAACGAAACGATCATAAGAAAGAACGCACTATTAGATGAAGCACTTATATCAAGTTTTTGGACTTTCAATCGTGCCTACTCTGTTCAGCGTAGAGGATCCGTTGTGAAAGAACCAAAGGTTGATTTTTGTTTAGTGATGTGGACGCGCCCTCCATCTGATTATGGGGCTCAACCAAGTCACTGGCACAAGAACAAACAACTATGGACGAACACAAGTTGGTTAAAGAAAATGTGATCGTCGCCTTGACAACCACCGACCAGCAGGATACATTACAGGCATAGGAGGGGACGATGTCCAGACCTGCCGCCGAGTATGATGATGGTCCGCTGACCAAGCGGGTTATGACTTATCGTGGTCGTAACCTGCGTTATTTCAACATCGCACGAAAAGTTGCTTATTGCTCTTTACACGATGATTACAGGCACGGCGCAGTCTTGGTAAAAGGAGGCTCTGTTATCAGCACTTCTTGTAACAAGAATAGTTTTTCCTCTTTTGCGACGAGGTTTTGTGTTGAGCACGATGGTGTCGCGACCCTTCACGCAGAGTTGGGAGCCATTCTCGGCATTGATCGCAGTATCACCGAGGGTGCCTCTATCTATGTTTGTCGCGTAGGCAAGGATGCCAGTTTTAGACTTTCCAAGCCTTGTTCTATGTGTTTTGGTGCGATGAAGTATGTCGGCATCAAACGGGCTATTTGGACTATTGACGACCACAACTGCGGGATGGTGAAACTATGAGGAAATGCGGAAACTGCGGTGAAACCGGACACAACCGACGCACTTGTTCTGCTTCCAAGCCAGATCCAGTTATTGAGTCAGTTGTTGAGTTTGAGATCGAGGCTCCCGAGGAAGAGGAGCAAGAAGAAGTTGAGGTAGTGACCTGTTCTCTTTGTCACGACGAAGGACACACTATTGAAACTTGTATGTATAACATTCCCGAAGGCAAGAAACTTGGTCCAGACCTAATGGAATGTGGCCATTTTAGTTGGTGGTGGGAAAACGAAAGGTGTACGAGGTGTAATATTTTCACTATTGTTTTGGAAAAACTTGAAAATGAGATCAACCAAGTGGCAAATGAAAATTAAGGTAGGCGATCTGGTTCGTGTTAGTACGGCGCCACATCCACGCCGTCCCTGGCTTTGGAAAGCCTTTCTAAAAAATCACAAATTGATTGTAATGGATCTATGGTCTGATGGTAACCACGGCTGGGTTTATTATGATGGTAAGCGAAGGTTTCTTAACCTTCAAATGTATGATGTGGAGGTTGTGTCGTCCGGTGACATTTCGTGACTGGACAACCCACGATCCCCGTGCTATGTTATACAGGTAAGGAGAGCGAAGAATGAAAGTCGGTGACCTTGTGAGATCACTCAATGATAGAAAACACAAAAAACTTGGTTACGGCTTTGTCGTCGATGCCGGCGACCATCATCTGAGCGCCGTGACAAGGGTTTTTTGGCTTCGCTATAAAGGTAAAGCCAATCCTCGTTGGATAAACACAGAAACTTTGGAGAAAGTAGAATGATCCGCATTACAGGCGAGATCCCAAGACAAGTTGCTGTCGCTGTAAGCGGTGGTATTGATAGTATGGCTGTATTGGACTTTCTACGAAGAAAGCACAATGTTCTTGTTCTTCACTACAACCACGGCACGCCCTACGCTCCAAAAGCAGAACAACTCGTTCGTGACTATTGCGAAGAACACGGCGTCCAAGTCATCGTGGGAACAAACACGGAAGAGATGCCGGCTGGTGTTTCCAAGGAAGCGTGGTGGCGAGACCAAAGATACAAGTTTTTTGAGTCGGTCACAAGTTTCCCTATCATCACAGCGCATCACCTTGACGACTGCGTAGAAAACTGGATCTTTACCAGTATGAACGGCAACCCATTCTTGATCCCAAGCAAGCGTGATCAATACATTCGTCCGTTCTTGACTACCGAAAAGAGAGACTTTACGATGTGGTGCGTTCGCAAGAATGTTCCAACTATTGATGACCCAAGCAACGCAGAGACAAAGTATCGTAGAAACTACATTCGTCACATTATGATGCCGCACATTTTGAACATCAACCCAGGCATCAAGAAAACTATCAGAAAAAAAGTCCTTGACAACCTGTGATCGCCGGGCTATATTACAAGGGTAAGGAGAGAGAAAAATGCTTGTCTATGTTGTCTTTGAGCATACGAGACACGAAGAAAGTAGAATTGCCGCTGTCTTTGATTCAGAAGAAAAGGCAAGAGACTACGTTCGTAATCATTATCCAGATGACGACTCTCAATTCTGGATTGATTGGGATCTTTACAGAGTTCAGTAAAAAAATCCTTGACAAGCCGCACCCCTCCGGTTACAATAGAGGGGAGACAAGGGGAGATAGCTCAATCAGGTTAG